ACAGAATCACGAAGCGAAGATCCGCCATTTTCTTTAAGTTCGCTTAGATAGTGCTTTACCATCCAACGGACTGCTGTAGCAAGTCCTCCTATTAATGTAAAAATTGCTACAAAAAATGCAGCCCAGTCTTGAGGTGTCACTTATTACTCCTTATGATTGTTTATCGTAGAATATAGATATTCCTGCCCTTGGGTTAGGACAGAAAACTGTGTGAATTATTCCAGAAGGCACAAATAGAACATCTCCTGGATTTACTATCAGGCTTTGATATGGTGAGTCTTCTGAGTTTGTTTCACAGATTCTCCACTCAACAGAGCCTATTACCTGCCATAAAAATGAGTCTCTTATGTCTGTATGAACTGGAATTGTCTTTTGCTGACCCACAAAATTAATTAATGTGCATCCACTATTTGGTTCTCTACCAAAAAGTTCTGTTGTTTTTGCAAATACATCCTTGAGTTGAGGAAAGCAATCTCCACTGTCTACATTGTATCCAGCCATAAATAGTTCATCCCAAATCTGCAGGGCACCAATAACTTTAACTGGACTTGGCAAAGTAACTTCTGGATGTTTAACTGTATAGTCGCAATGATTAATAAACTCATCCCATCCAGTAGTTGGTGGTATTAAGTTTGGAATGTACAGAAGATCAATGTTTTCTTTGGCCTCTAAGATATCCTTTTGGCTAACATTATTTTTGTCTTTGTAAATAATCTTATTCATTATTGATCACCAAGTTAATTACAAATCTAGGACTTAGTGTTTCAATCTCATGATTGATGCCCTTTGGAATAAAAATAAAGTCTCCAGGCTCAATATATGTTTCTACCTCTAAATCTTCACCAGTTCTCCATAATGATGTGCCTCTGCAGTTCCATTGGAATTGATCAACATCATCGCTATGCTTCTTTCCTACCTGGCCTCTGTTAGCCATTAGGCTTACAAGAGCAAATGTATTAGCAAGTCTGTCACCATAAATATCATGTGCAGCGTCTAGTATTGGAATCAGTTCTTTAACATCTGACTCAAGAGGATCTTTTGGATCAAATAGTTGATATGTAAGTCTTGACCAGAATCTGCATCTTAACTGAAAACTAAGATAGGCCTCACCTAAATTTGATGTACTTAAATGGCTTTCATCTGGAAACTCTTCTAGATCCCTTGCTACATATTTTGCAATAATTGCCAGCATAGTTTCCCATTTTGGAGTATCTGGAAATGCGTTTCTAAATACATGTATCTTTCTATCTCTTATCGCTTCTTCTATAAGGGATTGATCAAGCATTTCCGTCTGCCCTTCCTAATTCAGGGTCTGGATTGTATTCTGCTGTAGATCCATCACTTCTAAGATTCTTAACTTCTCCTTGAATTGGATCTAACTTATAACGCTTGCCCCAATATCCTGCTGGATAATGATAAGGGTTCTCTGCATTGTCAGTTCTTGTTGGTAGTGGATTTTGATTCCAGTTACCCTTGATTGTAACTAATGATGCTCCACAGAAACGCTCACCTGAAGTTACTTTCTTAACTCCATGACGAGTATTGCCTCTATGCATAGCCATAGATCCTGCCTTTGGCTTGTACCAGTAGTCATAGTCTGGATAGTAGATTTCTCCACCTTCATAGTCGTCATTAAAGTAAACTACGCTGCCCCACATAATTGGGCTTTCCATGTGTCCTTGATTGTCTATATGGATAAACATTTCCAACTCAGTGTCTCCATCAAAAGCCATATTGCTTGATCCATCAAACATCTTAATCAAGTTGTGTGGAGAAGGAACCCATTCTGCTTGATAGTCATGCTCATTTAAAACATCTGTGACTCTTTGCAATATAGCATTAAGACTGGGCATTACTTCGTCCATGACATTCTCGTAGCCAGGATTTAGTTTCATTTGATGCTGATTAATTAAACGCTTACCCCAATATTTAAATTCATGCTCTTGTAGGTTGTCGTAATCAAAGTTTCTCATAAATGAGTCTAGTAATTGAACTTCTTCTGAAGTTAGGAAATCTTCAAATATAAGAACATTTCCATCGCACTTTTCTTCTATTTTCATGATAGGTTCCTTTCAATAGCATTCTGTCTTCTAATCATATCGTGTTTTTCTTCAGGTTCAGTAATTGACCAGTGATCTGGCTCTACATAAAAGAAGAAAACATTGCAAACAACATTGTCTTCACCATCTGGAAAGTCTTCTCTCCAATGCTTTTGTCCTTCTCCATAATACAAAAGGGCCTCATTCTCCTGCAAAGTGTAAGGAACTCCTTCAACATACAGGTCCCAAGGAGTAGTTTGATACACACAAAGGTCTATGCTGTAAGTACATGGAGCAACATCTCTATGCTTTTCTAAAGAAGCCTGTCCATAATACCAAGATCCAAAATTAAAAGAAGGAACCAGGTCTTTGCTTTCAAAGAAGTCTTTGGCTATAGGTGTTAGTTTTTTATGCAATGAGTCTAGTATTTCAGACCCACCAAATTCATATCTATTAAATTGATCAGAATGTCCTAATGTTGACTTATCTAATCCTTTTACATAGTCTTGTAGTTGTTTAAAATCTTCTACTGATAAGAAGTTACTTATGATTAATGGCTGCTTCATTTTGGTACCCTTTTCTGATGGTCAGGATATGATGTACCGTCAGAATTTATGCCGTTGAAATATCTACGACCAGACTCATGAGGCCTATCCTTGTCTACTGTATTTCTTTCATTGCTTAAAATCTTTACTTCTTCAAGTTCGTTAGCGTGTAATTCTCTATCAAAAATATCTGATATTAGTTTTGCATCAAAGTTATCCACAAAGTATCTTGGGATTGGAATAAAGGCTCCTAATGCATCACCTTTTTTCACAGTTATCTTTAAGTTTGCAACGGTAACTTTAATGTTAAAAGTAAAGTCACGCTTAATCTGATCTGTTTCAATAACTCCAGTCATAGCAGCACAACCTGGAATAAACATGTTAGGTGGCTGAATAGTCATTAGATTAACTCCTGGAGGAGTCTTTAGAGCAAAGCCATTTTGAATAGTAATAATTCCACTGCCAAAGCCATTCTTAATAACTTGTTTTCCAGCATTATCTTCATTTAAGAATGTTATTTCTGGATTTGCTTCTGTGCCATCCCAAATGACTTCAAAATCTCTTAAAGATTCTATAACAAAGCCATACTGATTTCCAATAGTTAGTGGAAGGCAATAGTAGAAATGAGAATTAAACCAATCTCTCTTAGGATTACCTTTGAGTGGCTTTAGTATTTCTTTATAAAATCCATCATGATCTAGCGTATGTGGAACCACTAAAATTGTATTATCAGGAACTTCATGTCCCTTATCATTAATATATTTTCCACTCATGCCCTAGCCCCTTTTGTTTAGTCCAGAATGATGCTATTGTGTATCTCATTCCATCTTTAATCTCTGTTACGCCATGTAAATGCTCTGGGTCTCCTGGATGAACTGCTAAAGCACCAGCCTTTGGAGTTACCTCATAGTCAAAGTTTGGATAATATGTATGTCCACCTTCATAAGCATCGTTTAGATAAATAATTGATCCAAATGCTCTGTGATCAAATCCTTCAATATCAGTATTGCTCATATCATCTGCATGAGGTGGTTGACTCATTCCTGGGAACCATCTAATTATCTGAAGAGTGTCAGAATATACTTCTTCTAAATCATACAGTTCTTTAAGTTTTTGTCCACAACGAATATTAGCATCAAGCATAATAACTGTAGCATTTCTATCAAACTGCCTCATCTTGTCGTAATTAATTACACGATTATCCCAAAACTCAGAACCACCACTTTCCCATAGATTAGAAAGTATGGCTGTTTTGACTAAATATTCACAATCTTCTTTTGATATAAAGTCTTCTATTACATGTGCATTAAACATATTACCACTTTCCTAACGGACATTTGGCTGCCTGCATTTTTGTTTTAATACCCATAAAGCATCCACACTTTTTACATTGATGAGTCATTGATATTAACTCAGGACAAGCATTACAAATATCTATTCTAGTTTGTGCTACTTCTTCAGATGCTGGTGTACGATTAAATACATCTAGTATTGTTACACCATTTCGTTCTTTATATTCTTTCCATTTTGACATATTTGCCCCGTTCTTTTTTTTAAGGTCTAATTATTTCGCCATTAACATATGCTAACCCAACGGCTGCATATCTGTTTTCTGCTAGGACTTTAACTG